CGTATTTGGAGATTGGAAAAATGAGTAAAGCACATAGTCCGTTTGATTACATGAACGCGGTTTCTTTCACGAAGGAAGATCTTATTGGCAATAGTGATCAGCCAGATATTGCTGAGAAAGACTATAGTCCTTATATGGTTAACCGTGGATTTGCTAACTTTGAAGATACTATTCTCCATGCTAATGAATTAAACCAAAGACATCATCTCTTTCATGGTGCACAGTTTGATTATTATCGTGGTGCATTACGCAAACGTAAACGTTTTTCTAAATGGCCAAAGGCTGATAAAAGCGATGATCTTGATGCGATTCAGCAAGTGTATTCGTGTAACCGTACAGTAGCAAAACTATATTTCAAAGCCCTTACAAAAGATGATCTTAAGGTAATTCATAACAAGATGAATATCGGCGGAGTTTCTAAATAGGATAAATATATTGGATGGTCATGGTGAGCATCGTGATAATAATAAACAATATAAAATAAGGTGCTGTATGTTATGGAAAATGAAGACATTTTCAGAGGCGTCGGTATAGAAATTTCGCTCCCTACTCCCGATAGTTTTTTGAAAGTCAAAGAAACTCTCACTAGAATTGGCATATCTTCTCGCAAAGAAAAGAAATTATATCAAACATGTCATATTCTACACAAGCAAGGACGATACGCAATTCTGCATTTCAAGGAATTGTTTATACTAGACGGTAAGAAAAACACATTTACAGAAGAAGACTTAGCAAGACGTAATACGATTGTTAATTTGTTAGAAGAATGGGAATTGATCTCTATAGTTAATCCGATGTCGGATGAAGCTGTATCTGCTCCTATAAATCAAATTAAGATTTTATCTCATAAAGAAAAATCTAATTGGACCCTTGAGGCCAAGTATAATATTGGGAAAAAGTGATATGAATGTATATAAAGTGAATGAATTAGCAGAGCTGCCAGAATACGCAACAGATGGTTCAGCCTGCTTCGATATTAAAGCATGTATTAAGAATGGACAACGTTTAAGATCTTTTAACTCTTTTAATAAAGAAATGTCAGTAATGGTAAAGGGAGTCGGCGGAGTTAAAGACGCTTTCCAATTGCCACCAAGCATTAGGTGTTTAGTACCAACAGGTCTTATCTTTGATATTCCTGCAAAACACGTAATGAAAATGTACATCCGTTCATCAGCTGCTTTGAAAAAAGGGCTGACCTTGGCGAATGGCGTTGGTATAATTGATTCGGACTATGTCGAAGAATCTTTTATCATGCTGGAGAATATTTCTGATAGTATGGCAACAATTGAAAACGGTGAAAGGTTAGCTCAATGTTTAATTGAGAAGACTCTTAGCATGAAGATTGTTGAAGTATCAGAAAGACCAGGACAAAAAACTGATCGTGATGGTGGGTTTGGAAGTACTGGTGAATAACACATATTACTAAATGTAATAACCTTTTTTAAGTTTATACACATTTAGCAGTATAAATAAAGATGTAGGAATGCCGTAATAGGGTTCCTACACTTTTAAACCGTCGGTTAATACGACACATAAAATAATCTTGCTTAACAGGAGATAGCAAAATGACACAACACAACCCGAGAACCCATGCACAGTTCACTACAGATTTACTTAACGATCCATACTTTATTGGATTTGAAAATCTTGTGAATAAAATGACGTTGCCAATGCAAGGCAAACAGAATTATCCCCCATATAATATCATTAGAAAAAGTGACAATTCTTATGAATTGCAACTCGCTGTCGCAGGCTTTTCTTTTGAGCAACTTGATATTGAAGTTAAAGATGGGATTTTGTCTATTTTAGGCGAAAAGAATATAGATCGAGAAGATAGTAATGAGTACCTTCACAAAGGAATCTCTGCACGATCCTTTACTCGAACGTTTACTCTATCAGATACTATTGTTGTAAACAATGCTGATTTGAATAACGGTATTTTGAGTATTGATCTTGAAAATGTTATACCAGATGAAAAGAAACCTCGTAAGATTAATATCACGAGACCAACGGAAAAATAACTTATCGCCCTCAGGAGGGGCAACTAATGAAAAAGGCTATTTCTTGGATTAAGGAATGTGACGGACACTTTTGTAATACTATATCTGAATTTGCGCTATTAGTTACTATGATGCTTACAATATATCATTGTATTGCATTAATATCATAAGTTTATAGAAAGGGAGCTTAATTGCTCCCTTTTTTATTACGCTACTAAACCACTAGTTAATCCATACGCTAACAATGTCTTAGCACCCATACCACCACCGCCACTAAAACTTACTTGCGATACTTGATGGCCGCCGTTAGTTATATAAGTTGGTGAAGGCGCGATAGTAGTAGCTCCACCTATAATAACGTTTCCGCCAGCACCACCAGATGACATTGTAAGCAAATCAGCTTCTAAAGCTCTATTAGAAGAACTGTTTCTTTGTTGGATAATCTGTTCATAATACGCTTTAAATTCTGCTCTTTCATTGTTTGATTCGTTAATAATACCACGACCACCCAGTAACTTAGGTTTGCCGTTTGCTGTATGCGTAGCGCCGTATTTAGTATCCCAGTCGTTTCTTGCATAGTCGCCCACAACACCTGATTCTGTTGGACGCCGTGGTACGGGTGGATTAGCAAGCTGCATAGCAGCTTGACCAGTCTCTAATGCGGCTTTGCCTCCCGTTACACTATCTACTTCAGCCTTTGCAACTGCACCAGGATCTTGGCCAAACGCCCATTCAACAATATATTGCCCAAGTTTGTTTCCACCGAACGCTCCTAAAATACCACCGCCAACGCCTCCGAGTAATGCACCCCAAGGACCGCCCATAGCTCCTAAAGTAGCACCTAGCAGCGCACCGCCAACACCAGCAACTATCTCACCTACTATAGGTCCAAGAGCAATCATTTTTTGCTCTTGGCTCATGATCTCATCAGGCTGACTTAATATGTTTGTTATTCTTATAAGCTCTGCTGCTATTAATACCGGTCTAGCTATTTTCAGCACCCCAGACAACAACCCGTATATTCTTTTGTATTTAGGATCTAGAGCAGCTTCAGCGGCCTTTAGAATATCTGCGTCACTCATTATTTTGCCAGCGGCACCAGTCGTAGATGGCCCATGAACACGCCCTGTTCGCTGGTTCATCGTGTTGCCCGCACGTATAGCTGCAGGACTAGCAGCATATGATTGCCGCATTTGCAATCTTTGAGCCACTGTACTGCCAGCTCCAGCACTATTACCACGACCGCCCTTAACTGCAGCACCACCCTGGTCAACACCCTGAGGTGCTTTAACTTCTGGTGCACCGAATGTTCGTTGAAACCAAGATTTACCACCTTTTGGTTTCGTGCCGTTAACGAGGTCGGCATTCATCTTGTTAAAATACAACCGTAATCCTGCTAATGCCGTCCCAACTCCGGCAAATGACCAATACAGCCCCTTCGCAATATCAAACCAACTAATATTCATAATTTTTTCAAAATTAGTTGAAATATTCTCTATATTATTATTTAGAGTGGTGAGTGATCCTGGAATGCCTGAAATAGCAGTACTCATAGCGGCAAATTGGTTTTTAATTGATTCTATGTCTAGATTTCCGATTTCACTTAACTTAGGACCGAGTGCACCAATACCTTTTTCCATATCGGTAAATGCACCACCGTACTTTTCATCAATAAATCCTTTTAGAGCATTGTAGCCTACGAAAGCACCACCTGCTGCCATAGCAATATTCTTTAATGATAAAGCACTTGCTATAGAGTCACCAATTTTGTTTATTTTTGCGTCTGTTTCAGCTTCGTCCCCGCCGGTAGTTTTTCCAGGTTTAGTATCTGGGGTAACCGATTCTGGCGGTTCAACTTCTTTGAATTGGTCACTAGTCTTTTGAGCTTCAAGAGCGTCTGTAGCTAATCCAAGCTGCATTTTCATCATCGATGTTTGCTCAATAACGTTAGCACTAATCGCGTCAAAAACTGGTTTGAATTGATCTAGTTTTAGATTGACAGAACGTACTGAGTTAGTTCCATTACGTATTAGCGCGCCTTCGGCTTTTAACCTGTCTAATATTGCAAGTGTGTCTGCGGATAGTTCTGCCATTTGTTTTTACCTATGTGTTTTCGTTCTGTTTCGCTATAAAGTCGACTATCATCCCAAAGTACAAATCACGCTCGTACGGCAACATATTTTCTATTTCAGTTATCGAGTACTTATGGTGCTGTGCCATCGCAAATACCATTTTATAATAGTCATGTAACGACGTATGGCACAGCATTAGGAAAAAAAAGTTTTCATTCCTTCAATAACAAACGTCTTATCATCGCCTTTTTCGTTTGTGTACTTTATTTCATGTCTAAGCTTTGGTACAGTTTCAAAGAATAATGAAATTCCTTTGACGACTTGCCCAGCAAAGTTTTCAACAAAAGCATCAACTTCTTCCGTTTTGTACTCAGCAAAGTTATGTACTTCATCTTCGGACGCAATCTTATCCATACAAGAAACCATCATATAGTAATTTGCTAATGGATCGCTCGGATCTAAATCTGCCATTTTAACGTATTCATCTATTGTTGGATACTTCAAGTACAACACCCATTCTTCGTTAAGTCTGATTTCGTTAGAATGCTCTGGATATCTTGTTACTTGTACCTTTTCAACATCTAAATTTAATTTTACCGTTTCATCAGTATCTGGATCTTTAATAGTAAACTCGATATTGTTATCAACAGAGCGAGATCTCAAAACAAGCATTACATATTCTAGATCAAACATTGCTAGTGTTCCAATGTCTATATCAATCAAGCAGTTGTTAACGATCTGTCTAACAGCTAAAACTTCTTGTGCTACTTCTTCTGCTTCTTGTGCTACTAACAAAATCTTTTCTTCTTTAACTGTGAACGGTCTGTATTTAACCTTTTCACCGGTAGAAGGTAGTTCTAATTCAAAGATAGGTAAGTCAATCTTAG